AGGACGTGAGAACTTCAATAGAGTATCCACACGGCACTGAATGATCGCTGAGATCAACCAGTCCCTCATAGAAGTCTCTTTTAATGTCCTATTAGTAAGTCGGGACATCCTAAGTTTATAGTGATACTGCTGACCAAAGTTATCAAAGTAAGGGTCATCGACTATGGCTTTACGGCCAATCTGCTGACTAGCGTCAACTATCTCAGGCGTGTCAGGAAGACCGTCTGCGGAGTAAGGACCTCTTACTGCGTTCTGGGATGGTTCCTGTGTAGGTTTCTGTGGACTATTAGTTATATCGGTATCGATACCCTCAGCCTTCATAAGCTCGGATATATCACCTTTTAATCTGTTTTTGATCCAATCGTCCCAAATAGCCATTTTTAGATTATACCACCCAAGTTACTAGAAGGACCATAGGAAACCACCCTGGCTTCCATTACCTTCATCATTGTCATCGCCGTCCAGTTGATCCTTCGTACCGATTTTACCTAGTTTTGAGGTATCTACCTCATTAGCATTGATTCTTATACCATTTACGTTAGCGAACTCTTCCGCTGTAGGTGTTCTATGGTAGTGACCGCGATTGTCTACTAAACCAGCGCCTACGTTTAAATCTAAACCACCACCTAGAATGATAGCTGCTTTGCCAAACAATAAGGACATCGGATATCTGAGCGCATCTAGCCAGTGATCATGATCATCCTCGGGGTCATCTGTGACTAGACCAGCGGCGTCAAGTTTATAGTGATATAGGGTAAACTCATTCACTAGATGCTGACATGTCTCTTTGGCCAAGAACATCTTGGGCTCATTGGTACCAGGTATCTTCAGAAACTTCTTGATCACCTGGATACCAGTCATGATCTCACCCTTCTCAGCGGTGTTAGCGACAGGAAGTCCAGCTTTCTGCATCTCAAGCACGGCACCTTGAGCAGCAACGTCAGGAGCATATAGTTGGCATCTATACATGGAGTGATACTTGGTCTTCAGGTGATTGATCCACATAGCTTCACTTACGTTGGTCATACCAGCGCAGCGAACCACATAGATATTGTCTCGCTTATCCACGAAGAAGTAAACAACAGTATTTGGAGCAGAGAATCCCCAATCGATTCCACCGTAGCAGGGAAGTTGTAGCTCATGGCACTTCTTTACGAATATATCGTGAGTGCACTCACCTGGAAACTCCACACCCGTGAGGATGTACCACATCTCGTTCCATTCTTTGACATGGAGGCGTTCCTCGAACTCCCTATATATGATCCCTTCGACTGAAGGTTTCAGGTTCATAAGTTGAGCGAGTGCCCAGTCAGCTCCCTCTGCTTTTACCTTCTGGATCATGTCAACATCTAAGTTTTTTAACATAGGAGATGTAGACGTCTGCTTCTTAGCGTCTGTGAGACATATAGAAAATATGGGGCACTTAGCGCAGCCGGTGTAACCTTCGTACTGGATATATTCCTTCTGCTTATTTCGCTCTTTCTGGTTAAACTCTGCTTCAGTGAGAGTTTCCATGCGGTCTTGATTTACCCACAAAGGTATCTTCTCTGTGCCAGAGCGCTCATCTGAGCAACGTTCCATGAACTCGAACGCTGTCCAACGACGTACAGTTCTGCCTTCTGTGTCAGCATTCTCAATCTGTCTGTTCATGAGACCGTAGCGAGTCTTACGTGTGGAGATACCAACACGAAGGGCTTTCTTACCTGGTCGAGAATCAAGCATCCCCGAGATTTCTTTAAAAGCCTTCAATCCCTCACCGCTCACCGTATCGATCTCGTCAACAACAACCAGGGGAACGTGGGGTCCGTTACAAGCTTTAAGTGTGCAAGGAATAACTTCAAGTGTGAGTTTTTCCCCACCGACATTGAACAGCGACTTAGACATGTTAGCTTTTTCAAGGATACGCTGTTCCTCAGGGACATCTGAAGGTATTACTAGTGGTTTCAATTTTCTATTGTATAGAAAGTTCTTCTGATATGCATAGCAGCGTTCAGCTTGGTTTTGAATGGCTCCAACGTGCACAACTTCGCGTTGATCATGTAGCAGCACCATCAACTCAGCAATAGCCATACCTAGAGTCTTACCAGAACCTCGACCAGCAACAAAGAGAAGATCTTTGATATCATTTGGGTTATGTTTCAGGACGCAAATGTTGTAAACTTCCCATATAACATCAAGGGGATTAGTATCTGAATAGCGGGATACGGTTACATCAGGTAGATGTAAATTGAGAAAATACTTTATCCACTTTTTTAACTCATCACGATTCTTACATGGCGTTAAAAGGAGTTTCCTCTCCTGCTCAAGAGTGAGTTTTTGTCTTTGCTTGGGCATTACGCGTCTTTCTTAGCAGGCTCAAGATCCATGACATTATCTATAGTAATCTCATCCTCATCCGGCGCTTCTATCATCTTCTTGGCGGGAGTTAAGGCATCGAACATCGGAGATTTAGGTTTATCCTTGCTTCCGCTAGGCGTTGCACCCGCAACGATTTTATAAAGGGTCTCCGCAACATCTTTGTACTCTTTGATGGTCCCGATGCGCATTAGGGGCTTGGGATTATTAATGGGATCATGGACGTACTTGACCATTGCTTCTAGATGTTCTGCATTTGTAACGGCCATCATGGTTGTAAGGAAATCAACCTGCTCAAGCACTGATTTAACAACTTTAGCACGAACCCTATCTTGTAGGGTATGCATCATCTTTTCGCGATCTTTAGCCCAACCGCGAAGTGCGCAGGTTAGGGCGATCTGTCCGGGGGTGTACTGTGGGAACTGCTGTCCTATACGGGATAGAGAGTCCCCGAGGAGATACATCTCAAACAACTTAGCCGCATCTAGATCCTTTAGTGCACCAGCTGTCTTATTCTTTCTCAGCCATTTGGTAGCAAGCTTGATCTCTTCTTCGCTAAGACCGTATTTCTCTTCGTCTGTCAGGTTCTTCTTTAATGCCATAGTGTACTTCCCAAGCTTTATTATACCTTATAGCTATAATAGCTTGCCTGATACGTACCTGACTGATACCTTTATATAGTGAAATCTTCTCGACTGTAAGTCCGAGCATTAAGACTATAATAATACTTCTTTCAAAGTCTGTGAAGTCATCTAAGAATACTTGAAACTCCTCCTTAGGTGGATCCTTAAGAAGCTTCCATAGATTTTTTCTAACTGCAATATCATCTTCAAGTGCTGTAGCCATCTGTTCCAAGTGGCCAGCAAAGGACTCAACGGGGTTCCCATCGAGGTAATAAACCCACAGCTCCTGCCGCAAATCATCATCATTAGTCAGGCAATTGATTAGGTGGCTGACTTCCGCCGTGGTTTTCACCTTGTTCTCCGAGTTCCTCTATGTAGGTACCGAAGTCCTTAACAGTGACAACTGATGACCACTTTGGTCCACAATAGTCTCTTACAAACTTATTCAGTATTCCGTGAAAATCCATGGCACCTTCTTTTTTAAGGAAGCGTTTGAATTTCCACATACCGAACGCGGATGTAGACTTGGAGAGCTGGTGATACTTATTGACCTTATCGAGGGTCGTTTTGTCAAAGTACAGCATATACTTGATAAGTCGTTCCTCAGGAACGATGTCAACTTCAACTGCTTGTACATCCTTGTGGACTATAGAACCACAGAAAAATAACTGATTTTTGACTCCGTCAGAGATAAGGCCATTATTTATTAGCCACCTCTGCTGATCCAAATATTCAGCTAGTTCTTTGTCTTCCATCTAATCTCCTAGGTGCTCTCCACCTTATAGTCATTATACCAGGCGAAGAATGTCAACTACTTTGTTGAACTGAGTATCTCTAACGCTTTTTCCGTCAGAAGTGTCTTATCTAATGACCCAGAATACACTTTAGCGACATATTGTGCTATAATACTATTAACTGAAAGCGATTCGATGCGAATTTGCCTCTTCTCTCGATCAGTGAATGATGTCTTAATCTTGACGTCAATGCCTTGTACTGTCTTTTTATACTCAGGCGAGTTCAAATAACCCATAATCTCTGCCTTAGGTCCAACTATTTCCAAGCGCCAATGGTCTCTCGAGTTAGTAAGGTTATTTACTATAAACTTATGCATATCTTGTGTAGTGAATCCAGGTTCAATGGTGAATTTATCTCCACACCATTTAGGAAGTGGACATTCGTAGAATGTTTCCTTGTAGGTCTCCGTATCTAAAACCGTAATGCCTTTAACCTGGTTGATATCTGAAGCACTTTGAGCAAACGGACTCCCGACATATAATACGTTCGGTCCATTATCGCCTCCGTACTGTAATACTTGTCGTTTGTGTATGTGGCCACTGATGACCAGTTCTGCAGTCTTAATCCGCGCTTGATCAACTCCATCTTGTGTTGTGATGTCGCCATAATCAGC